GGGAGTTAGTCACAGCAGAAAGACGCTTTTCGAGTTCTTCATAGGACTTGAACTTTTCAGGGGCAATGATTGCTTGTAGTGAATGTAGTTGTTCGTACACTGTTTCAAGTTTATCATCATCGCCACCCATAAACTCACTCTGAGATTCAAATTTGCTGTCATCGTAGTTTGGCATACTACGCTCTTTACCACCAATAGTAGTTTTGATGGTCTTTGAGATAAGACGGAAGTTAGCACCTTCCCAGAAATCAAATGGTTGAATAACAGGATCGCCCTCAAACTCAGGCTTCATTGCAGCAACAATCTTATCAAAGATTTTCTGACCAAATCGGAAGATTTTGACAGTACCTTCTACTGAAGGGTCTGCGGGATTGCTGACTACAAAGACATTGGCATAATAAGAAAGTTTGCGCTTTCTATCACGGGCAATGTTCTTATCGGAATCTGTTCCACTGTTCCAAAGTGCGCTGTTAGAGGTGCAAATCGAGCACTGTTCGCCTAGAGTAGTCGGACAATTTTCAATCAGCCACTTATTATTCACCTGGAAGCCGTGATTATAAAGCCTCACGAACGGGGCTTCTTCACCACCGGGAGCGGGTAGAAAACGAAGGATAGCACGACCATTACCAACCTTATCCGTTTCAAGTTTGAAAACGTTAAGGTCTTCGGAATATGAACCACTATTCAGTTTTTCGGCTTCCTTCAGAAGTTTTTCTGTTAGAGCACCGATACCTGATTTGCTCTGCTTTTTAAGTTGTTTGAAATCCATAGTACGTTAAATTGCGTTAGATGTTTGTGTTTGCGTTTTGGAAACTTTTTGAAAATCAACGGTTTGCCAACCAATTTATTTAGATTAAGATGCAACCAAAGATGGAATAACTTTTACTCTGTTTGTTGTATCAATTCCTCTTGCTCTTTGGTATAGTGTCAATGGTCCTGCAGTAGAAATATATCCAGTTACGGTACATTGAAATTTAGTTGTGCTTGCTATTCTTGCCACATCACTTCTTTGTTTTGGGGTCATATTTGCCCTCCCTTTTCTTGTTATTGCACTTCTCTGTTCGGGAGTCGTATTTGCCAGTTGTTTCTTCCTCCCCTTTCTTGTAGCAGCACTTCTTTGTTCATGGGTCGTATTTGCCAGCCATTCCTTCCTTGCCTTTCTTGACGCATCACTTCTTTGTTTTGGAGTTTTACTTGCATTTCCTTTTTTTGCTATTGCACTTCTTTGTTCGGAGGTCATATTTGCTCTTCCCTTTTTCACTCTTTCACTTCTTTGTTTTGGTGTTGAACTTTCACTAACTTTTTTTGCTCTTTCACTTCTTTGTTTTGGTGTTAAATTACTCCAGAATTTTTTTGTAGCCCCCCTGCATACGGCTAAACTAATTCTCCCACCGCAATGTTCATTAAGACAGTTATTGTCAGTATTATAGACGGGGCGAATAAGTTCTTTTTCGAATTCTTGAGCCTGTAGCCATCCATCATCTGTATAATCAAATTCTCTAAGAATCTTTTTCTGTGGAGTATAGATTTGCCATTTTTCTTTATGAGTTATTGGACTTCCCATATACTCTTCATTAAAGGTTTTTTCTTTATGAACTCCAATGTAATAAAGAGGAACCTCTTGAAAAGTAATTTTGTAAACGTAAATTCTTGGTTGCATAGATTATGTTTAAATGTTTACCAACCGTATTTAGAAGAGTGTATCTAGGGCATTTGGAACGGGAGTTTTGTTTATTCTTTCTGAACCAAGTCTAAAATACTCTTCATCCAATTCAATACCAATAAAACCTCTTCCAGTCTTCTTTGCCGCAACACCGCTAGTGCCACTACCAAAACAATTATCTAGAACCACATCATTTTCATTTGTGTAGGTCTTAATAAGATACTCCATCAATGGAACTGGCTTTTGAGTTGGATGTATTCCCTTTTCTTGTTTGAATTGAAGAACAGTTTTAGGATACCTTGTTCCTTCTGGATTATCCCTATGTTTGGAATCAAGGTCACCATATACTTCACCCAACTTCTTTTGCTTTGATTTAAAACCTCCATAAGGAGTAGAGATTGTCATCTGTGGGTTATATTTTGGTCTCTTTCTATAAAAGACTACGAGGTTTTCGTGAGCCTTTAACGGTTGTATCTTGGCAACCATTGGGTTTGTTCCTTGTGGCTTTTCCCATATCCACTCATATCTAAAGTTTTTCAGATTGGAAGATATAAGAGAAGTAGTAAAAGGTTGAGATGCAGTAAATACCATTGCCGCATCCTCTTTTGCAATCCGGTTGTATTGCTCCCATAACGGCTCAAAGGGAATAAGAATATCAAACTTTGCGGCGGTTATTTCATAAGGAAGGTCAGCAAGAATCATATCAACTGAATCATCTGGAATTGTCTTCATTATTTCAAGACAGTCACCTTGATAAAGTTCAATCAATCGCAATCACCTCCGGTTGAATGTCTGCGGCTTCTAGATTTATTGTAGTCCAGAGTTGCCCGCTTAAAGATTGTTGAATAGCGGCTTGATACTTATCAGTTTTACAAAACCAGCCACTTTGTTTTCCGGTCTTTGAATACTTCGGTTGCCAATCGGCTTCCGAATAGTTAAGAATACGCGTATCAAAAGAGAATAGGTAGTATTCTTTTCTTTCTGTTTTTCTGGTACTCGTTGCAAGACAAACATATGCATCTTCTTGCTTATCAGAAAAAAACTTTAACTTCTGTTTAAGGGTTTTATATTCTCCACTTCTTGAACCACTGATTTGTAGTGTATTATTGGTTGGATTATACTTTCCGCTCTTATTTGAAATCTTAAGTGTTGTTCCTTCAATCGTGCAGATTTGGTCTTTTCCTACAGAATGAGAGCGGTCTGGCCTCCAATCTGAATATCCTTCAATGTCTCCAATGGACTTTGCATATATCTCTTCCCAGTATTCGGCAATAACTGGTAATTCGTATAGTTTGTGGTGTTCTCTTATTCTATATTCAATTCTGGTTTTTAAATCATTGTCTATCAATTTCCTTTCTCATCTCATCAATTAAGTATTGGATGCTATTAAATGCATCTTGAATTGTATCTTCACCAAATAATCCTGAACAATCTTGAATTCTTTGCTTCATTTCTTGGGCTTCTTTATCTTCCGACAGACTCAATCTTGCGTAAAATAGGTTGATTTTATCCAACATCTCCTGAAGGGTCTCAACTCTTTCGGACTTCTCGCGTGTGCTCAAAGTCGGAAAAATCAAGACATTTTCGGAAATAACAGAACCGAGTTTGGAAATATTTTCAATTTCTTCTTGAACAATAGGAGAATCAAAGAAACTCATTGAATGTATTTGCGTATTATGTTCTTGTATTTAGAGGAATCAAATTCAAGAAACGGTGCAAACTTTTCAATCTTATTGCTAACTATTGCCCATATTGGGTCTTGCAGGGCCTCATCGTATTTTTCCTTCAAATTCAGAATCTCAATAAACAGAAAGAAGGTTTCAAATTTTATTGAGTTGTTAAGATAACTTCTTAGAAGTTTTGGATGTTTTGAACCATCTAACTTAACAACTTCAAATAAATGCTGAGACTCTGTTAGTGTTTTAAGGTCTTGCTCAAAGATATAAGACAGGGATTCTCTAACTCTTTTACTCTCTAGGTAGGCTTTCTCTCCATTTTTGATGATATCGCCCACCCAAAGAGAGGAAGGATTATCTGATGCAACAAAGTTAGAAACAAAGAAATCTACAATCTCCTGGGGCTTTTTCTTTCTGCTCAGTCGCTCAAAAAACAACCGGTCTTTACTCTTTTTAAATGTTTCAGGAGAGCATTTAACCTTTCCTTGATATTTAAAGAAGTCGTATGATGGTGTGCAATAATGTCGCTTTAATGCAAGATAAGTGACGTAGACTTCATATGGATTCACGGGTCTTTAATAATTTCGGGTACAATATATGTTTGAAAATACTCTTCAAATTTTTTCATCAATTCCCTGTCTTTAATTCTCTGGGAAAATCCTAAAACCTCTTTTGTTGCTAACCAATAAGTTGTTCCTTTATTATCTTTAGTTCGCGTTAGACTAGAGTAACCTAGGCCAGTAAAATGATAAGAACTTCTAATTATCATAGAGGTAGCCTTGCCTTTGATGTTCGCTTCAAGAAGTTTAGTTTAATTGCATCTCCTTGAATTCTATCTTTGAGGGTCTTTGAAATTAGTTTTGTAATTGACTCAATATCAATGCTGTTGACTTCGCAATATTCGGTAATTGCTGTAATATAATTCAAGTCATCTCTTTTAGAAACAAGAATCTCAATTTCTTTCGCAAACTTGTCTGGGCAGAGAAACTTTTTTTCTAGTTCTTTTTGTAGTTCTTCGGAAGCATTCATTGTTTATCAGCGATAAATTTGTTGATATATTTTCTAAGAAGTTTAACGTATTTTTCTAGGTCTTTTTCAATATAAACCTCAACTTCTCCGTTTTGACAAGACATAATAACCACAAGTTGTTTTGGCATTACACCAAATCGTTCAGCGTACATATAGGCATATGAGAAACACTGAACAAAATAACCTTCAATCCATTCTAGTTTTTTAGGCTCTTTAGATGTTTTGTGGTCAATAACACTAAGAACACCATCAAACTCTGCAATCATATCGGGAGTTCC